CGATCGAAGGCGGTCCCGGTCGGGGCCGCGTTTACGCCCAGCCGCTTCAGCAGCTCGGCCTGGCCGCCGGCCTCGGCCTGCTTCAGCAAGGTCTCGGAAACCCCGCCGACGATCTTCTCGAACTCGGCTATGGCTGCGCGGGCCGATGCGAGCTGGTTATCGAGCGGCTCGATCTGTTTCTGCGTGCGCAGATCGACGGCGTTCCGCGCCCAAGGGAGGGCGCCGGCCTTCTGGCGCTCGGCGTCCTCGAGGATCGCATTTCGCTGACCTTCGAGCGTCCCGACGTTGCCACTAAGGCGCTCCCGGGTCTGATCGATCATCTCGCGCTGGAGAAATTCCTTGCGTGCGTCGATCAGCCGGCGGGAGTCTGGATCGTAATTGCCCTTGGCTCCAGAGCGCAGCTCGTCGCGGGCGATGACGTCGGCATTGTAGTGCTTCGCCCATTCGTTGGCGCGGTTGACGGTCGGGTTCTCCCCCGCGACGGCCTTGTCGATCGCGTCGTTGATCGGAATTGCGATATTGGCAATCACCTCGCCGATCTGCCTGGCGCGGTGCTTCACGACTTCGGCCAGTTTGTCGAGCTTGGCCTGCGCATCGTTCGTGACGCGCTTCAGGTCTATCTCGACTGAGCCCTTCGCCGTCGCCTGCATCTGGGCCGAGAGCTTCTGCCACTCGCCGCGATAGGTCATCAGCGCACGAATGCCGCGGGCGAATTCCATATCGTTGATCAGGTTCGGGATCTTCGACAGGTCCCCTTTGGTGGCGATCTGCACCAGGTCCTCGAAAACCTCGATGATGTTGCGCCCTTCCTTCACACCCTTGGCGAGGCCGGCGTTGAGGTCGACGCCCATCTTCTTGAAGCGCTTCACCGTCTCCTCGGAGCGGATTTTCTGGAAGATGTTGGACGCAGATGTTGCCGCTTCCTCCGACGTGCCGGAGCCCTTGCGGAGCACCTGCAGCATCGCGACCAGGTCGGACAGCCCCTGCTTGCCGGTGATGCCCGCGGCGGCGGCGGCCGGGCCGAGCGAAGGCAGATAGCGCGCCATCTCCTTCAGTTCGAACTGGCCTGCCTTGCCGCCCGCGGCCATAATGTCGAAGGCATCCTGCATGTCCTTCGCGGCGATCTTGAAGTTGCTGCCGACGCTGTCGGCGCTCTTCGCGATATCCTCCACCGAAGCGCCCGTCGCGGCGGCGGTTTTGGCGACCGACGGCAGAAAGGCGAGAGAGTCCTGCAGTGTCCGGCCTTGAGCGACGAGCGTCTCGAGGCCGGTCGTGACGTCAGCCGTGGGCAGTGCGACCGACTGGCCCAGCTGGAACAGGCGCTCGCCAAGCCCCTTCACGTCCTCCGCGCCCGCATCGGCCGTGATGCCGATGCGCGTGATTCGGCGGTCCAGTTCTGCGAACTGCGTCGTTGCCGATTTCAGCGCCGCCGCGCCGATGATGGGCGTCGCGAACCGGGCGACGGCCCCATAGGTCATCGACGCCGTCTGCGTCAGGCGTTGCATCTCGGATGCCTGCCGCATCTTCGCGCCGATCGCATCTGCCTGGCGCGCCATCCGGCTCTGTCCGGATGCGTTGAAGCGGTTCATAGAGCCCGCGACCTTGTCGACCATCTGGGCCAGCCGGCCGAGCTTTCGGCTGGCCTGGTCCTCGGCCGTCAGAAGCGCCTTCGCCTCAATGACTTTCGTTGCCATCGCTCATTTCCTCTTCGTCCGGTCGACCGCGCGGTCGATCCACCAATCGATTTCGCTGAAGGTCATGCGGCCGAATTCGCCTGGGCTGACCCATTGGAGGTCGATGCAGAGGATCTCTGCTGCGCGGACAACATCCGTGCCCGCGCCTCGGCGAAAAAACGCAGGAATTCCTCCCGGCACAGCATGGCATCGGCGAGGCTGAGCGAACCAAGCGCGACCGGATTGAACGGCGCCTGCACGCAGCGCTCCATGTAGCTGCGCAGCGTCTCGTCGACCTCCATCGCGGTTACGTCGCCAGCGGACGAGCGGACCCACCGCAGGGGGTCGCCCAGCTCCATAAACAGCGCGGCATTCGGTTCCTTGAACACGACCTCATGCTGGAGCCCGTGTGCATCGACGGGGTCCAGGAGCGTTACGGTGATGGTCTTCATTGATGGTCTCCATGGTTGGTCAGCCCTCGTGCGAGGAACTGATTGCGGGAAAGGTTCGACAGGGGATGGTGGCTCATGCTCGGAAAGCCCGGCCGCGCGGGGCGGTGCCCGAAAGGATCGCCAGCAGCTCTCGGGCGATCTCGTCGACGAGATGGGTTCGAGCGGCGGAGTTGAAGGCGGCGGCGGAGTTGCCGGTCACCATCTCGGTCGGGATGAACACGCCGGATCGCTGCTTTTCGATAGGAAGGCGCCCACCTCCGACCCGGCCGAACACATGGCCGCCATTCTTCCAGGACTTGCGGTCCGGAAATGCGCCGCCCTTGATGAAGGTCTGGCCGAAAATCGCCCGCTTGCTGCGCGGGGCAGCGCTGACGCCCTTTCGCGTCTCTCGGGCGCCGAAATACTTCAGCGAGATGTCGCCGCCCTTCGACGAAATCTCATAGCTGCCCGCGCTGCCGCTGGGCGCCTTCCTGACGACCAGAGCTTTCTGAATCGTCTTGGATTTCAGGCCGGTCTGAGCGACCAGTGCCCGCTTCATCTGGGTTCGCGCTTTCTCACCGGCGCGGTTCAAGCCGCGGCGGATGCCGTGCGGGGCCTGATCGCCGGCGGCCGCAAGCAGATTGGCAAGACGTTTGAATTCGCCGGCGTCGATGCTGACCTTGAGCAGCATTCCGAAATCTCCTTTGTTGAGAGGGGTGATCATCGTGACATCCGCTCCATCCAGCTCGACCGGACCATGGCGCGGCCGGTCGCAGATGCGGGGGCGGGAGGGGCAACCTCGCGCAGCGGGCTGGCCTGAAGCCTGGTCGCGGCGTCGCTGAGTGAGAACCCCGCGGCGCCCAAGCCGGCGAGGGCCGCGATGGCGTAGATGCGGCAGTCGAGAGGTTCGTTCCGGACGCCTCGGTCTAGGATCCATTCGATCCGCGCCACGCCGCGAGTGAACTTCCGAACGGGCTTTTCCGCCAGTAGGCCGGCGAACCAGCTTGGATCGCGATCGGCCGGGAAGTGGCAGACGCCGGCGCCCGATTCTGACAGCCGCAGGCGAGCGAGGAGCTGGTGCTTGAGCCCATCGACGCCGACGATGTGCAGAGGCGTCGTGCTGGCCTTACGCGGCTTCGGAGGACGGCGCGGCCAGGCCGGGACGCCCGGGCCTCCCTTGCCCTTGATCGCCCAGATGCGGCGGTTCAGCCGGGCCGCCGAATAATCCATTACCTGGCTCGTGCGATGCCCGCCGGAATCGACCGCAACCGCCATCACCGGAAGATCGGGGATCGCCCGCGAATGGGGGAACCGAGCACCGAGGATGCGATCCAGCGCGGTCCAAGGTTCAGGACCGGCCGGGTCGCCATGGATGATCTGATAGTCGATCGACCAGCTCTCTTCGTTCCGGCCCCAGCCGACTATCTCGACCTCGATGCGATTGTCCTGCACGTCGACGCCGGCCGTGATGACCACGACGCCATCGGGCAACAGCACCGACCACGGCTGGTCGAGGTCCTCGGCTCGCGCCTGGATCGTGTCGGCCGGCAGCGGAGCCGTCTCGCGGTCCTCGAATGCCTCGCCGAGCTTCAGGTTGACCCATGTCTTGAGACGGGTCGGATCATCCTTCGCGGCAAGGAAGTCCACGGCGATCTGGGCCCAAGTCTCGAAAGGGCTGTAGAGCGCCGACAAATGATAGCCGGCCGCCTTTCCGGTGCCGGGGGCTTCAGCCTCCCAGCGGCCTGCGGCGAGGGCTGCCGGCTTCTGGTGCTCCTCGATGATCCCGCCGCATTCACGGCAGGCGTAGAATGCGCGCTCCGGCTCGTCCTGCGGCCAGCGGACACCGTTCCACTCCAGCGGCTGGAAAGCACCGCAATGCGGGCACGGGACATGGTAGCGGCGCCGGTCGCTCTCAAGCCAAGCCCGCTCGATCCGACTGATGCCGGCAATCGTCGGCGTCGAGATCATGATGATCTTACGGCGGCCACGGAACGTGACGGTGCGCTGAATGGCGAGCGAGACAGGATCACCCTCCTCGTCGGCATCCATCGGAAAGGCGTCCACCTCGTCGAGTACGAGATAGCGTGCCGCTGTGGAGCGCAGCCCGACGGCGCTGTTGGCTCCGGTCATCATCAGCGAGCCGCCGGGAAATTCCTTCAGCGCGATCGTGTTGCCGGGCTCCTTGGCCTTCGGCGCCACGATCTTGCGGCGGATCGCAGGCGTTCCGACGATCAACGGCTCGATGCGTGTCCGGGAGTTGCGGCGGACCATGTCGATGGAAGGCCAGACGGCGAGGATCGAGCCGGGCGCATGGTCGACCCAGTAACCGATGGCGTTGAGGGCCGCTTCCGTGCCGCCGGTCTGCGCGCCCTTCATGAACACGACCTGCTCGGTTGCCGAGCCGACCGAGAGCTGGTCCATGATCTCCCGCAGATAGGGCACGCGAGCCGTGCGCCACGGCCCAGGCTCGGCATTCTCGGCCGGGAGCATCCGGCTGGCATCGGCCCATTCCGAAACCGTCATGGCCGGCGGCGTCGACAGGCCGCGGCGCCACGCCTCCTCGATGAGCTCGATCGTCTGGTCGGCGATGTCCGTCATCCGTCGAGCCTCTCGATCCTGACCTCTGCCAAGCTGGCGAGCTGCTCGCGGACCAGACGGTCCAATTCCGCGACGACGATGGCGATGTCGGCGCCCGTGGCCGTGGCCAGCGCAGGGCCGGCGCGATTGCACCATGCGATCCAGCTATCCCGCTCCAGGCGAGCACGGCCCTCGACGACGCGCAGAGCCATCCGACGGTCGATGAGATTGCCGG